TTGTTAGGTCGTCTACTCCTGCTCCAGTTCGTAAGGCACTTAAAGAGGCTGTATCGATTGCACTTACCAAAGATGAGGCAACGCTAAGACAATTTGTAGCTGACTTGGAAGTAAGGTGGCATAGTCTGGAGCCTGAGGATATTGCGTTTCCTCGAGGTGTAAACGGTATTAAGGAATATGCATCCAAGGATAATATTTTTAGAAAAGGTACACCTATTCACGTCAGGGGCGCCTTAATATATAATCATCTAGTTAAAAGTAAAGAGCTAGAAAAAAAGTATCAATTGATTCAAGAAGGTGATAAGATTAAATTTTTATATCTTCGTGAGCCAAATTCGTTAGGTACACACGTTATTACATTTACTGGTGAAGTACCACCTGAGTTCAATATTCGAGAATATATTGACTACGATAAAATGTTTGAGAAGTCTTTTCTTGAACCCCTTAACTCTTTACTCAGCTGTATTGGATGGCAAGTTAAAGAAACCGCATCTTTAGAAGGATTATTCGGATGAAAAATTTATTAACTTTATTAATCGCGACATTATTTACCCTACCTGCATTTGCTCAAAAGGTACCTAAGAACTCAGCTACCTATGATACTCAAGTCTTACGAGTAAGTGATGGGGATACTATTGTTATTGCAGCACCATACTTACCTGCACCTCTAAAGCCTGAGCTTGCAGTAAGAATTTATGGTGTTGATACCCCAGAAAAAGGTTTTCGGGCTCAATGTGCGCAAGAAGATCAAAAAGCACAGATGGCTAGTAAATGGACTACACAGTTAATTTCTCAGGGTGGTAGAATACAGGTTACACTATATGCCTGGGATAAATTTGGTGGTAGAGTACTTGGAGATATTATTGTAAATGGTCAAAGTGTTCGTAACGGGTTAATTGCTAACGGTTTAGCTCGTGAATATTACGGTGACGCCAAACAAAGCTGGTGCCAGTAATCGATTGACCTTACGTCTGATTTATATTATAATATGTGATCTATAAGGATTATACTATGTCTATACTTGATAAGATTAAGAAAAACTCTACGATTAAAGATACGGCTATCCTAGCCGATTCAAAGTTCTTTCAGAAGAAGGATATGATTCCTACTTCGATACCTGCAATTAATATTGCATTGTCAGGTAAACTGGATGGTGGGCTAACACCTGGCCTAACTATGTGGGCGGGTCCTTCTAAGCATTTTAAGACAGCGTTTTCGTTACTAATGGCAAAGTCCTATCTCGATAAGTATCCTGATTCGTGTCTGTTGTTTTATGACTCAGAGTTTGGTACTCCTCAGTCCTACTTTGACTCCTTCGGTATTGATTCTAAGCGAGTCGTTCATACCCCTCTAACTAATATTGAGCAACTAAAGTTCGATATTATGACTCAGCTTGAAGGTATAGAGCGTAGTGATCACATGATCATTATTGTCGACTCGATTGGTAATCTTGCTTCTAAGAAAGAAGTTGAAGATGCTCTAGAGGGTAAGTCGGTAGCAGATATGTCTCGCGCAAAGCAGATTAAATCTTTGTTCCGAATGGTAACTCCTCATCTTTCGTTGAAAGATATACCCATGGTTGTGGTTAACCATACCTATAAGACTATGGAACTATATTCTAAGGATGTTGTAGGTGGTGGCACTGGTTCTTATTATTCTGCCGATAATATTTTTATTCTCGGTCGACAGCAAGAAAAAGAAGGTACCGAGGTTGTGGGGTATAACTTTATTATTAATGTAGAGAAATCTCGCTATGTAAGAGAGAAGTCTAAGATACCTGTTACTGTAAAGCATGACGGGGGCATTAGTCGGTGGTCGGGTTTACTAGACATGGCTATTGAATCCGGTCATGTGGTCAAGCCATCGAATGGTTGGTATTCACGCGTTGATAAAGAGACCGGGGAGATTGAAGAAAAGAAGTTCCGTATCAAAGATACAGATACGAAAGATTTCTGGATACCAATCCTTACAACTAAGTCATTTCATGACTGGGTAAAAGATACTTATCAGGTTTCTAATGGTGCAATTTTAACCGATCTAGAAATAGACGAGGAGTATGCAGATGCTGCGCAATGATTTATTTAAACCCTGGTTTGTAGGTAATGATTGGGGCTTTGAAATTATCGATGGTGAATACAAAGGCGTAACTATTCAAATAGAAAAGTTAGATTGGCCTGATGAAGGTAAGAGTGAACTTTCTCTTGACTACCACGTGGTACATAGACCCGAAATAATTACGGATGAAGATGTAGCAGGTGATAAGTTCAAAGTTGTCATGGATATAATTATTAACGATATTTTAAGAGAAGCAATTGATGACCTCAAACAGACTAGAGATAACGATACTACGGAATCTAGTACATAATGAAAATTATATGCGAAAGGTTCTTCCGTTTGTAAAGACCGAGTACTTTACAGATGAAAGTGAAAGAACGATCTATAAGGTAATTAATGATTTTGTAGTTAAGTATAATAAACCACCGACTACAGAGGCGTTAGGTATAACGTTACAGAATTCTAATTTACCTGAAGGTACGTTTAAAGAAACCAGTGATCTGGTAAAAGAGCTAGAAGTATTTGAACAGCCAAACCAAGATTGGTTGTTAGATGAGACAGAGAAGTTTTGTAAAGATAAAGCTGTCTATAATGCCATTCTTCAATCGATTGGTATCATGGAGGGTAGAGATAAGAACTTTAGTAAAGATGGTATACCATCGTTGTTACAGGAGGCGCTAGGTGTCTGCTTTGATTCTTCCGTGGGTCATGATTACTTTGAAGATTCTTCTGAGCGGTTTGATTTTTATAACCGTGTCGAGTCTAGGCTTCCTTTTGATCTTTCATTATTCAATAAGATCACAAATGGAGGCTTACCTAACAAGACGCTTAATATTGCTCTGGCTGGTACTGGGGTGGGTAAGTCTCTTTTTATGTGCCATATGGCTGCTGCCAACCTGGCCCTAGGTAAGAACGTTCTCTATATTACGCTGGAGATGGCAGAGGAGAGGATTGCCGAGCGGGTCGATGCTAACTTACTGAACGTGGAGATAGACCAGTTAAAGAATTTGCCTAAGCAGATGTTTGAAGGTAGAATAGATAAGATTAACGGTAAGTCTCGCGGTAAGTTAATTATTAAAGAATATCCTACTGCATCTGCTCATGCAGGGCATTTTAAGGGATTATTGAACGAATTAACGCTAAAACGCTCATTTAAACCTGATGTTATCTTTATTGATTATTTGAATATCTGTGCATCATCTAGATTTAAGCCCGGTGGAGGTGTTAATTCTTATACATATATCAAAGCCATTGCTGAAGAGTTGAGAGGTCTAGCTGTAGAATTTAATTTACCTATCGTCTCTGCTACACAAACTACGCGTTCGGGTTTCTCGAATACAGATGTGGAGTTGACCGATACGTCCGAATCCTTCGGATTACCCGCCACGGCAGATTTTATGTTTGCCCTAATAAGTACAGAAGAGCTCGAAAATCTTAATCAGATCATGGTCAAGCAGCTAAAAAACCGGTATAATGATCCAACATTATATAAACGGTTTATGATTGGTATTGATCGTGCGAAAATGCGACTCTATGACTTAGAAGATATTGCGCAGAGTAACTTAGCTGATTCTGGTCAAGGTGATAACGAGAATAGCAATTTTGGTATGTCTAAAGTATTTAAGACAAAGGATTTCTCCAGCATAAAGGTATAAATAAAATAAAAGGAGGCCTTATGTATCTTGCACCAGCAATAGATCGAGTGTTAGAAGGTAAAAAATCTAAACTTTCAGGGCACCTTACTTACTACCAAATAGCTGGTACTTTAACCCGAAGCTACAAGAAAGCCGAAATACCATTTAAGTTTAGATTTGAAACTTACGATGATTACAGTCCTGCAGATATCTCTGTCTCCGGTCTCTACGACACTGAGGAAGATGTTAAATATATCATACTCAATTTTTCTAAAGAAACAAAGCACTTTACTATCTCTGACAAAAACTGGAGAGAGTTTAAATTTGCTGTGTCTCAAGTCTGCCAACACGAAACTATTCACCAACTGCAATGGCAGAATAGGGAGTCAGATGGGCAGCCTTGTACTATAGACTTTCGTAATCTAAGGGGGTCTATATCAGAAGATAAAGAGTATCTTTCTGATATAGATGAAATTGATGCTTATGGTCATGATATAGCTATGGAAATTAAGTATTCTTATCCTAACAAAAACCCGTATGAAATACTTAAGACTATAGATTCAAGAAGGAAGGTTTGGTCGTATACCTACTACAAAAAGACTTTTAAGGGCGACGATTGGTCAAAGATAAAGAATCGGCTTCTAAAGAAAACATTTCAATGGTTGCCGCATGTTACTGTATAATCTGAGAGGTTTAAATGAACGATGTTGTTCTTACTGTAGGTGACCTACTTCAGATAGCTCTCATGCTTGTGGCCTGTTACGCCTGTTACAGGCAGGGGAGAAGTGAAGGTATGGTGGATATTGTATTAGATTTAATAGATAGAGGTCTGCTCGATGCAGAAGAACTGGAAGAAGAAGAGCTGTAAGGCTCTTTTTTTATGACGTAACGACCATCCAGAAGTTGCCAGTAACACCGAAATAGGTTATAATAACATATGTTTAAAGGAATTTATTATGACTCAATCTAATTCACGAGCTCGTGTAAAACAGGATACAGTAGGTGAAGGGGGTATGAAATTTTTGTTTAGTCAGTATCAGACTGCAACGCTCGAAGGTTTTCGAGTTACTTGTAAAAGTCTGATCGAAGAGTCCTCAGGTAAACGTACAACCAAAGATAAGTTCATCTACGAGTTAGATCGAGCAACGTCTAAGGATGTAATGGTTACCAAGGTAACCAACTATCTTATGGCAGGCCAAGGCCTAGGTGTCTGATAGTATTTTTTATATTATGAAAGGTATGATATGTTTACAGTAGCAGGTGTTTCTCGTAACGATGGGGTGATTAAGGTTCGTTTCTGTTCTGATAAGGTTCTTCGAATAAAGAACTTGCAGAAGCAGGGAGATACGGATATCGATTTAATTGAGCTTCCCAAGCCCATGACCAAACCAGAAGCGTGCCAGTTTCTTCTGGATCAAGATCAGTTTGCAACTTATGCATTAGATATTATTTATATTCTGGGAAAGAAAGAGTTGATTAAATCTGTGAAACAGCCTATAATTGAGGCTGTGAAAGAAGAAAAAGTTGATCTAGAACTTGAGTCAATCAAAGAACTAGCTGAAGCTTAATTTTCTGTTACGAGGGAAAGACCGCCGCCCTTGTAACTTTTTTAGTGGTGGGGCATTTCTATATTAAGGAAATATTATGTCTTTGCAAAACAGTGTACTTAAAACTTTGTCACATGGCCGTCAATTTACCGCCGGTCAAATGGCAGGTTTGTTTGGTACTTCAGAAACCTCTGTGTCCGCTCGTATCTCCGAGTTGCGTGCACAAGGTTATTCCATCTATAGCAATACTGCTAAGAATGGTAAGACTGCATACCGCCTGGGAACTCCCTCGCGTCGTATGATTGCCGCTGCTTACGCTGCAGCCGGTAGTTCAGTTTTTAACTGATGTGACTTGATCGGTCTCTCTTAAGAGACGCCGGATATCGTAACCGGTATTTATTTTTTATGGAGTCGCTATGCCTTTATTTGTTGTAGATGCTATTCAAATGTTTCGCACCAGATATGTGATCGAATGTAAAGAGGCCGAGCATGCCGCCGATACCGTTACCATGTCTGAAGCTGATGAATTTAGTCAGATGGATCTTGGTGAACGTATTCTAACTACCAGAGAAATTACCTATGAGGAATTTCATAAGA